AGACGAGAACGTCCACCGCTAACACCACCGCCTGATTCGCCACCGCCACTAGCACCGTATCCCATATGCCTCAAAGCATCAGAGGCCATTCTTCCAGCCGGATGGTCTGATTTAGCGAGATGCTCTTTTGCCGATTTAGCCATAGTTCGGACAAGAGGGTGTTGAGAATACTGAGCAAGTTTACCAATGAGCGACTTCATAGAGTCCATAAATCCACCACCAACCATTCGTTTGACAGAAGAGGCATACATAGGTTCCTGTGCCGAGGCTTCCAAAACATCCTGTTTGGTTAATATACCGGTATAAGTTGAACTGGTACCTCGTTCATTTACGAAAATCCCACTGTTCATACAGATGAGCATAATTTCGGGCTGAAACTCGTATCCGAGTTGATTGTACACTTGTAACTGTATTTGTAAATTGAAATTTCCTAAACTACCGGGAGAATAATAATCCTCGGTTAACTGAAGGTCTTTTCCAAACTCCAACACGAGAAGAGAACCAGACCCAGCAAGTTTTTTACCAATACCAGAAGCATTGTCAGGAATATTACTGTATCCACTAAATTCATACCAGGATTGATTACTACCGTTCTCAATTGAATACCGGTAGAGGTCTTGTTGGGTAGCTGAGGCAAGGATACCACTTTGATTGTTAAAATTTACAGAAATTCCACTTATACAAAGTCCAGCGTCAGGAATACCGCAGTTCTGGTTGCTCGGTGGGACTCTCACACTGATAATAAGTTTATCCGGGATTTGATTTAATTGGATAGAACTTGTCTGGAGAAGAGTGCTACTGGGAGGAAAGGCAGTGTTGGGAGAAACGGCAACACCAGGGGTAGTAATAAATCTCGGTAGCTCGTAAAACGGGACAGCATTGCGTGCCGGTAGAAGGTCAGACGGGTGAGGAGTAAGGAAGTTAAAGATAAGACGAGATGAGGCAAAGCTGAACACAGATGCGGAAGTAACAGTCGTGTAAGGAACGCCACCAACAAGAGTTGCGGGACTGGTTCCAGCAGGTGCGGTATTGTTCGCACTACGCCACACCCTTGAAGCATCACCCACGTTTACCACGAAGTTCATATTTTGTACACCATACATTGCCTGGTTGTTAGACTGAGGGTTAGCAAAAATAAAGGGAGAAAGGAGAAGAGGCTCGGAACAGTTGAACTGGACATAGTAGTCATCAGTCGTTCCAGCAATAAGAGGACGAGGGAATCCAGCACTGAAAGCAGGAAGAACACCGTTGACAGGCTGGTTATTAGAAACCCCAATAAGAGAGTAAGAACCACGCTGGAACAGGTCATTATCAGCAGAGTTAGCCCAAGACCCAAGAGAATTCAAGAGAGTACCGACACCATCAGAGTAAACAGCCAACAAATCGGGTGCGACAGGTGTCATACCGTTGAATCTCTGAAGCTCACGACGGTCAATAAATCTCAACATAGCCGGTAGGACATCTCGGATATTGATACTCACGGAGTTGTTGTTGATGGTAGCCGTAATAACGGAAGCCAACTGGTGAAGAGGGAAAGCAGAGAGAGCATCCGTAAGCCCATAGTTGAAAGGGAGCTGACCAGCATTCGTAACATTTCCAGTACAAGACAGTTTCAATGTCACGGTAGAAGCCCAGATAACACGTCTATCAATTAGCGTCTGTTCTGACGGTACTTGAATATTCCAGGTAATACTACTGGGAGTTTGGGAAATGGCATTAAATGTTGCCGACGTGACGTTCTGCCCGCCTTTGTGTACCGCATAGGACACGGCATCGGTAACATTTAAGCGGTCATCTTTAACAAGCACTTTACGAAAATCTTGTGACATAGTTTGTTTCTACTTGAAAAAATAAAAAAAACTTCAGAAAAAATTACGATAAGTCCTGATTGTTATAATTTTTAGCTCTAAACATTATTTTTAATGAGCCACTACAACCACTTCCAAGATAAAATGGGTGATTTTCACCGTAGCTGTCTTTCCAGAAAACTTGTACATCAATACTTTTACAAGGGCTAGTCCCGTAGAGGTCAACCAGTCTGTATTCGCCAGATGGAACATAGGTCACGTCGGGAACATATCCATTTGTAGCCGAAAATGGTACAACGAAATCAGTTACCACTGGAAAGATATTTGCCGAAGACCCTATAATGGTCTGGTTTGAACTAGTCCCATTGATAATAAGAGGCAACCCAACGTTTTCGTTCACAACTGGTAACAAAGTAGATGTAAATAGAATACTCTGGATTGGATTCATTAAAGAAGCCGTTTGATGGTCTTGATAGATTTGAATTCCCGTATAGACTCCATTTGGGGTTACAGGTGTCCCATCCGTGTTGTAAGACTGGACGATGTAGATTCCAGCACCCGCATTTGTATTAAAAACGAGTTCAGAATAGAGAGGTGAATCGTATCCAACATCAGGATACAAGTAAGGAAATGAATCAAACAGAGTTGAAAGTGGATTATTGAAATAGATAAATGCGGTATCTGTGTTATTTTGACCGAATAGAACGTAAGAACCCGTAATAATCGCTTTGAGTTTATCAGAGTCCCACGTCATACTTGGTGGTTGAAACTGGTTCGCATTCACGTTTACGTTAGGTAAGAAAACACTTGGCCCGAATCCTGTCCCACCATTCCAGAATTGTCCTTGTAGTAGCCAAAAACAACTGGTCATACACTGATTTATCATTGTAATCCAGTTAGGATAACTGTAAACAAAGTAATATTCACTTGTCAAATCCTGTAAGCTAAGAGCTTGTGGTTGAGATGGATTCCAGACAGGTGGTGTTAATCCTTGAACAGTTGGTTGGAAGATGACTGGTAGTGTAACAGTTAGATTAACAGTTGGTGCGGTAGGTGGACGATATGTCATCGTAATTGTGTAAGGTGTTACATTGATAAAATCATTGTTGCTTACAAGTAGACCACCACTTGTGTAAACAGGAACATTTAAAGGGTATGGTACACCACCAACAAAGTTATAGTATTTATCAAATTGTGGTGCGGACATAATAATCGTAGTAGCCGTTATACTGTTAATTTTATAGACTCCATTGTAGGCACCTGAATTAATAATGTAGATAGTATCATTTGCGTCATAGACATCGTCCAGAGATGCTAGTGTCCCAAGAGTGGGTGATGATACAGTTAGTGTTAAGTTTTTAGTGAGTGGGTCGTACACTAATGTACTAATAGGAATCTCGGCCATTGTAAGGACTTGAGTAGAGCCTCGTAGTGGATTCGCATTAGTAGGGTAATTGTTAGGAACACCAGTCGTAGTTCCGCTTGTATTTTCAAGAGTCAGGACGGTGTTCGCACCAACCACTTGAGAAACATTGGTGACTCGGAAGTACTGAAGTCCCGTAGCGGATGTATCACCAGCAGGTGCTACCGCAGGATTATATGCGTTGTATCCCAAATACACAACTGCGTTAACTGGAAAGTTCTGGTTTGTAAAAAATGTTATCGTAAAAGGTGTGGTAGTATTCGCACCAGCCATTGACTGAATAGCATATGTTCCACCCACGTTCGTGTTCGGATTAATATTGATTTGTGGGATAAACACTGGTAGTGAAGGTGTCTGTAAGTTAAACCTCACGATAGACATAAAATAATCTTGAGGCGACAACAAGAAATCATTTGAACGTGTTTCCTTGTACTGGAAACGAACGGGTTGTGCTGGAAATGACCCGTCATTGTTCAATAAGTTCATATTATAGTACACGTGTGTAGGCTGATTCGCCTTATGGTTCTTGTAGTACTGTTGGATTGACATTCTTTTCTACATATGTAAAATAAAATTAATTAATATTAATCGCCGTAAGGTTATTCCAGCCATATGGTATCCTTCTGAAAAATTCATTTTATAACAGTTGAAACTTCATATTATGTATTTCACCATTGACCATCATTAAAAAAACTTATTCATTCTAGACCCACTTAAAGAAATCTATATTCTACCAGTATTCCAAAAAACGTTCCAATTGGATGGAAATTTATAAAAATAGACATACGTGTATAGAAAATGAAATCCTAGAAGCCTTTTCCAAAATAATAAGATTTCCATCCATTTGGAACGAATTTTGGAAAACCGGGAGATTGAGGTCAACTGAGTAAAATTGACTCCGATAAAAATATTTATATCAGGTAGAAAGATGAATGACATTATTGAATCTATTGGTGAACATATTATGGGTGCTATTCGGGCAGGTGATGATGAACGGGCGAGAGAACTTATTGAAGGAGTTGAAGAATGGGTTGAAGATTATGTTAAGAGCCTCAGTGACCCTCTGTCAGATACTCTATTTCTCGCAATTTATAGGTGCGGTCTTGACAACATTTCGTGGTCAGAAGTAAGGGACTCCCTTGAATCCTACTTTGGAGATGACATCTCAAGTATTGAATCTAATGCTTAAGATAAACACCTTGTTGCGTTCCTACCGAGTGTGACATCTCACCAGCTATTTTGGCCGACTCCTTGTTACTGTCCGAGAACTTATCACTTATAAAGATATGTCGCAACATACTACTACCAACTCCTACACCTAACGACTTAGCTAACAACCTGGTAATACCATTTACTTTACTAATTGGCTTACCTTCTGAATCAACCAAGAAAGGGAACACCCCTTTTTTACCCTTATATAATGGGTGGCATTTCAGATAATTCTCAAGAATTACCCGTAGGTCGTCAGGCACTCGTATCACTACCTTGCCCTCTTTCTTAACTGTCTTAAAACGGTTGAAAACGAATTCCCACTTGTCCACGTCCAAATAATTGTCTTCTTCGTTCTGAGGCATTCCCTTAATAATATACATATCCTGGTAATCATTCCTACGTGGTGGAATAAGTACATAGAGAGAAAGGACTGTGAACTGTAGCAAAGAATCGTATGATTTTAGAGTTTCTTTTTCCAGAGTTTGGAAAACGTTAACGACATCTTTCCAGCTCATCCAATTTTCTTCTTCTTTCTTGGATTTCTTGTTTTTAGCATATTCGGCATTAATTTCCTTATTTTTAGTAATCATCATTTCAAAATACGTATCATATAACTTCTTTTTAGCTTTCGTAGTAGTATCCAGATTCAGAACAGAACAAATCGCAATAATAAAACTTCTTTTCGTGGATTCCGCATAATCTTTAATGTATTCAAGGACATTATCTACTTTTTTAAGAAAGTTTAGATTTTTTAAAGGCTTATTATTGTTTAACTTCTCTAAGTTTCTTACGTATAAAGCGACAGACGAATCAGTCAATCCTTTGTTTTTTAATAGTAAAGTAAGCTCGTGAGTGTAGTCGGTCGTCATTTCTGATTATTACCGTAGATTATTTTTTAAATCAATTTTCTTCACGCCAGATAAAATGGATTACTTGAATACGGTAGCTACCATCAAAACAACTAATATGCTATATAAATGTCCTGAATGTGAACGATTAATATGCGGATATGAACCAATTATCCATCGTAAGTTTTGTTTCAAAACTATTTTGACAACTCCTATAAATGAGCGAACATTGGGCACTACAACAAGTCAAAATCAGGAATACACTTCCGCTGGAAGAAGCCCAAAAGAAGTATAAAAATATTACAAAGAAAAAGGCTCGTAAAGTCCGTGAATCTAAGAACTTCTATGTTTTTAGACATATTCCACCGACAAAGTTTGAGAAAAAATCCTTCCGAACAAAAGTTGTAAATGATGACGTTCAGATGGTTTTCGGTAAATTAAAAGAAGGACAAGAAGGATTATCTGGTTCTGGTTTGTTTGATTATTTCAAAAAGGGCGTAGATTACGCTCAACAAACCGCCTCTAATGTAGCTGACAGTGTCAAGAATGCTTTTAATATTAGGGAATATTCCAAGAAAGCCAAAGATATGTTAGCCAAGTACGGCAATTTTCCAATCGTTGGATTGGAAATCAGAAGACATCCAATTCAATCCGACCCTGTGTTTGAAGCCATTTCTTTGGGACAATGGTCAACACTCAAGAAGAAATACGGATACGATGATATGTTTCATATGATGCTCGTCTGTACTTTGAAGAAACCTGATAGTGAAGCAGTTAGACAAGTAAAAGTGGAACAAGTTGGCGTTATTTCAATTAATGACAATATTGAAATAGCACCAGGCGACCAAGTTTTTAAAGTGGATATGGGAGATAAGGCTGGAACATTCACTTTGAAGCAAATGTTGGATAAAACACAAGAAAGATTGGGAACTAGTAAATTTTTTGAATATTCTTCATTTACGGAAAGTGGTTGTAATTGTCAAGGTCTTGTAGCAAACTTATTACGAACAGAAGGTTTGTACA